GGCTGAGGCGGCTCTCAAAGAGTTTATGGGCAGCCACGAGGCCGCAACCGGCGTCGTCGGCAACACCAAATACGCGGTGCGCTGGCCGATGCGGCAGTTTAAGGCACAGCCGCCCAAGCCAGCGACGCCGGGCAAGCCAGCCCGCACGGTGCGCCAGAACACGCTGACGGTAAAAGAGGTGCGTGATGACTGAGGTTACGTTGACCCCGAAGCAGCATCACATCCGGCTGGTGATAGCGCGGTTCCACCGCAAGTACGGTTACTACCCGTCGATCCGCGAGCTGTCCGAGAAAACCGGCAAGTCGATGACGCAGTGCGCCAGATATATGAACGCGCTGGTCAAGCGAGGTGCCGCAGAGAAAACCGCTGGCATCGCCCACGGCTTTCGACTACTGTAATTGGCGTCGGGTATTCCTCCCGTCCCGACGCTACCTTGCCCCCGGCTTCGGCTGGGGGTTCTTTTTTATGCAGTCATAGGGGTTGATATTATTGTGATAGCATGCCATATAAGTAGGGTAGTCAAAACAAGGGAGTTAAAAATGTTACCAGCAAAAGCAGATAGATCAGTAGATCAGAACGATTTGATCGAAGAGTTTTACAACGAATATGCGGCGTTAAGCCTTGATCTGTATCAGCTAGATGCAATTCAGCAGGCAGTCTACAGCGACAACAGCTTGAGCGCCGCCGAAGCTGACGCTAGGCTTCACGCATTGTATCGTCTTGAGGCTGACGCCTTTGAATTTGAACCAGCTTGTTGCGAATAAGGGAGACTGACATGTTTACTTTCAAAAATCCAAATACGCCCATCATCGCCAGCGGCACATCAGTGTCGCGCAACGGCGACACCTTCACTGTCACCGCTGGTGTTTTGCAGTATCTGTATAAAGTTGACCGCAACGGCGAGACGCTTGGCTATGTGCCAATGGGCGGCGGCGGTCACAACTGGCGCGCTGGCGTTGACGATGTCGAGGCTATGATAGAGGCGGCGCAATGAGCGCCGTCCCGTTTACCGTCGGCCAGTGGGCGTGGATCATCGACGATCGAGGCCAGCAGATCAGCGTGCTAGTGCGCGACATCGAAGAGCTGGACGACGGCTACAGCGTTAAGTTCGAGGACATGCAGACCGGCGACCGGTATTACCGGCGCTACAGAACAGGGGTAGAAAATGAAGACACCAACGATTGACGAATTAAAAAAGGCGCTCGCAATACCAGCCGCAAAGCCACCGGTTGACCGGCTGGGTCGGACTAACAGGCCAACCACGAGCAAGAGCATGATGCTCAAGATCAGAAAGAAAAGCCCTGTTAAATAGCTTCTCCCTGACCCCTCGCTTCGGCGGGGGGTTTTACTTTGTGTCGGTCTTCTTCGCCTTGTCGAATGACCGCATGCCGCCGATGCCTAGCATGCCAAACATTAGCGGCATCATCACCGACATGTCAGCCTGCGGGATTGCGACGCCAAACCCAGCCGCAATAGGCGACACCATATAGTTGATGCCCAGCGACAGGCCGCATATCCAGCCTATGAGGGGGCGCCAGCTCGCTTGGAACCAGTTACCCTTGGCATCCGCCTTCAGCACCTCTATCTGCGCCAGAGCAAGCTCCTGCGCGTGTTTCTCGGCCATTGTGGCGAGGTCATGCGCCAGCTTGTTCTTTGTGTCGGCGTCGGGGACAAATTTATCGAGGATGCCGCTAACGGCCGGTATTAGTGCTGCTATCATTTCTCGTGTCCTAACCATAAGCCAAAGGCGCCGGTCATAGCCCCAGTCACAGTCGCTGTCAGACCGGCGGCCTCAATCGTCATCGCCTCTGGCGGCAATGAAATAAACCACTCAATGACGCGGATATACATGAACGTCATTACGAACATCATCATGCGCGGCAGTATCTTCCAGCGCAAAAACCGTTCCATCGTGATTTCAGCCATTGACCAAGTTCCTTATGCGTCCGACCAGACGCTTCGCCCGGTTCGGGACCTGATCGTGCCAGCGGCTGTCGACCATCTGATCGGCGGCCTCGTTCCAATCCCGTGCGTCGACTGCGGCCTTCATGTTCTTGAATTTGGACAGCCGGGGATACCCGAGGTTAAAGCACATGTTGGCGATTACGAGCTGCGCTTCTTCCGGCAGCTCGTCGAAGTCGCTGTACAGCCGGTGGCAGTCCTCGATCGTCACAGCTATGTCTAAGGCGAAGCGCTGCCGCACGCGCTCTTCTGACACTGGCGTGCCGACTGGCTGACCGTATTCTGGGTCGCCTTCTTTTATAAGCGCGCCGAGACCAAACGTCGGCAGCCCGAGGTGGTCGAGATATATCTCGTACTTGCAGCCCTCGTCGTCGGCCAGTTCTTCACGCAGTCTGTCTTTGTTCATCGTCTCATTTCCCTGACAATTTCAATCGCCTTAAAAAACGACGCACGCTCCGCCTCAGCCTCATCAAATAGCTTGGCCGACACGCGCTTCGTATATTGCCGCACTGACCAGATTGGCAACCACAACGTGCGCCTATGCTCAGCGCCCACAAGGCATAATATGTCATAGTCTTCCTCGCTTGGTAAATGTTTAACCTTGCATCCACTCCCAAGCTGGAAATGGTACACCGGGCTGCGACGCCTCTCATTCTTAACCAAGTGGCTAGTCTTAACTTGTACGCGATAAAATTCATTATCGTCACCCCAGCAAACCAGATCAACTTTATCCTGCTGCGCCATCGAGACGCGATACTCAAACTGTAACACAGCCGAGGCGGCGACGTACTCGCCCATCAAGCCGGTGGCGGTGTGGCTAATCACGCTATCCCGATTGCCCCGGCTACCGACACCATAAAGAAAACAAACAGCCCAACGGCCACCGCGATTGTGCCGGATATTATTAGCGCAGCCTTTAGCCCTTCAATCATCTCATCGTGCTTAATCTGAGCTTCCTTTCGCGCCTTCGCCGCTGCCTCTCGCTGCTCTTGGATACGCTTTTGCCGTTCGGCAAGTATTGAAGCCCAAGTGCCGTGTCCGAAGCGCAGGTCACACATCGCCGCAACTTCCCTGAGCGCCTCCGCCGCAAGGCGTTGGTCAATAATCTCTTTTGCCACGGTATCAACACCAAACTGATCACCCAGCCTCACGCCTGATTTTTTCGACGCCTTCTTCTGAACCTCGTCCGACCCTTGAAACAGCGCGTCGATGTCAGACGCAATGGTCGAAATATCTTTCGCGGTGCCGATTGTGCTTTTGATGCCGTCGACCGCCGCCTTCACAAGCGCAATCCCGGCCAACGCCTCTGCGACTACCATTAGGTCAGCCGCCCCGGCGTCAGTTGTTTACATCTGTATTTTTGAGGCATGATTGCGCCCTTGTTTATCTGAGCTATAGCGTTACCCATCTCATGCGCGCGGGATACGCATTTCTCGCGGTCTTTGTACGGGCCGCGTGTGTCGTGATACTCATAGCATTGCTCTGGCACGACTACGCTACAAGCTAGGACTATAACCTTAAACATTAGCCACGCCCTAATACCTTGTCGAGCTTGTCCTCGACGCGGTGCAGGGCTTCCATAACCTGACGCATGTCGTCACGCATTTCAGCCCGTGTGGCGTACTCCTCGCGGGTCTTGTTCAGCAAAATGTTGAGCCGCTTCTGCTCTCTGTTTTGCTCAGACAGAAACCACGCAAGGCCAGCCACGACTAGCCCGGTCAGCATGTCGATGAGGCTGGTCATTTCCATCAGTCAGCATCCGCTATGGTCAGCAAGCCCTCGGACTGCTGTCGCATTATTTCTGCGTAGTCTGAATTGTCAGTATCCATCGGCACAGATATTTTTTTGCCGTCAACAACAATATTGACGCTTATATTAGCACCGTTAATAGAAAAATATTTAGCTGATGTAATATTCATCATCATAACTCCGCATTAAAACTTATTTCGCCACTAGCATCGTTAGTATTAATGCAATAAACAGCGTCACCTGTTGAAAATACATTGCCGTGGTCACATCTTACAAACGCGACAGTCTTACTATTACCTGCATTTGTCATATTAATAATGTTTGAATTTGTGCTGCTACCTCTGTGCATACCTACTGTTCCAGAAAAAGACACTGATGGATTTGCCCTCATCTCAACAGGAAAATGAACAAACAAATCGCTGCTGTTACCGTCAAAATTAGCCCCCATCCCGTGACCAGTATATGCTGAGGTTCCCTGTGACCGATAAAAATACCGCTGACACAACGCCAGTTCTTCGCCATAGCTGCGGTGGACAAAGTCCGTCGCTGTGGAGCCGACCTCTAGCTTGACGCCTGTGAGATAAAAGTTATTAGCCGCATCATCAACGCAGTTTACCTGACCAACGGCACGATTGGCCTGTGTATTATGCCAAGTGTCTGAAGACAATGTACCACTTGAGTAATCACTACCCGCCGCCAAAAACCAAGTAATAGCCAAGCTATAACCATTGTCATCATCAAACGCTGTAGATGTGTATCCTCTAAATGTAAGTTCTACTTTCTGCCAAGTGTTTGCAGATGCGATAGTGTATGCTTGAGAATTAAAATAGGTTGCATCGTTTTGGCGTAATTCCAAAATATGTGTTCCCGTTTTAGGTGACTTTACCCAAAAACTAAGGGTCAAATTTTTTGCATCACTGGTGCCGTAAAGCAGATGTTGCAAATCCTGACCTTCTAGCTTTGTCACAACAAGAAAAACATCAGAAGCCGCTAAACTAGCATCTGGTGTTGTCACATCAATTTTTAATGAATTTGCAAATCCTTGCCCGGATGGTACATCTGTATTTTGTGATGAAGTAGTAACAGTATCACCAACTTCAGCGGTTAAAAACCTGTCACAAGCTGTGTAAACAGTTCCTGTTTGACCTGTCTGAGTCCCACGCTGTGCCACAGTCATCGCCCCATTGATTATGAGTGAAGGGTTTGCGTGTCTATCCGCAAAGCCTAGCTGGCCTGAGCCGTCCGTCTTCAACACCTGATTGGCGCTACCGTCACCGTCCGGCAGCGTAAACGTAGTGTTGGCTGTCACGCTTGCTGGCGCTTGCAGCTTGATGCTGTTGGTGTCGGTGTCGTCCTGTAGCTTCAGAACGTCCACGCCGTCTGTACCGTCAGCAAACGCACCGAGCTGCTTTGTAAGCTCACGCATAGAGTTGTTGACGTTACTAGGCAACATGCCTTCAGCAATCGACACGCCGCCTATGTCGGTGTTATTGGACGCCGTGACGCCGTCGTAGTCGCTCAGCTTATCTTTTGCCATCAGGCTACTCCGTTATGTTTGTTAGGCGTATGGGCTGTCGCCACAAGCGGCTGGCCACGCGGCCTTCAGTTCGGCAATGCTGGTAGCGGCATCGCCAGCAGTAGGCGCATCGCGCAGTGCTTGCTTATCAGCCACAATCTGTGTGGTGTCGGCGCTTGTTTCTTGCGCTTTCATAAAGTCAGTGTCCAGTGCGGCAAGCAAAGGTGTCCGCGCTTCACGGACTTTGTCAGCAAATATTTCTTTTGCTTTTGTTAAGTCCTCAGAAATCACTGAGCCTGACAGTGACCAAGCACCACGAAAGTCACGATTTGCAGGAACGGTAGCAGTTGAGGCATCAATCTGATTACCGTCCTTATCCACGATATAAGTTGAAACAGCCATTATAATCTCCTAAGCGGCTAAGTTTAGTTCATCAGATATGCGCCACGAATTGCGCCATTCTCTTGTCTGCGGTAATTGTTGCTTTTTGCATATTACCATAGTCGGGCGGTTGCCCTCATCCCAATTCTGCCAGACGTGCTGTGGCACATCCTTCTGGATTAGGTATTCAATCGCTTCTTCTTCAGTCATCGCACCGACAGGCTCTGTCTGGTGCAACAGATAGCCTCGTGTATGCTTCTTGAAGTTGGGTTGCGCTTCGTCCTTTGCCAGTTCCCAGTACACCCACACAGGTGGCAGGATACCGCCCTGTAGCGCACACGCCATCCAGTTAGGGTCAGGCACAAGTATCTTGGCGCACTCATCTACGCTGTCCTCGTAGACCACACGGTAGTCTGACTGCACACCGTCTAAGTTTTCTTTTGCCCAGCACAGACGGTCAAACAGGTGTGTGCCGGTGAAGTCAGGCGTCATGCGAGGTCTCCTGTATTTGTAAACGATAGCAATTCACCGTCCACAAACGTGCCACCACTGGAGGGTGACATGGATGCAGTAAATATAGTTGAAGTGGTCGTGCCACCATTATCATGTTCAATCAGCATGTAGACATTGTACAAACCAGCATCTACTGTCCCGCCACCAGCAAAACAATAATCTCCTGTATTGAAACTACTTGCAAAAGCAAAATTGTATTTACCAGTAGCGTTGTCAGTAATACTGGAGTTGTTCAAACTGTCTGACACTGCAACAGTGCCGTCTCCTTCAAATTTTACCCAGTGCTTTGCTACGCCATTCACAACATAGTTCGTGGCGATTGACCCAGCGGTGCTGTGTTCCAGCGTATCTGCTACAATTTT